ACAGCCCGAGCCAAAGCGAGCCGACCCTGACAGAAAGGCCACTGACCGGAGAGCCGGATGCGGGAAAACCGCCCGTCCGGTTCGGAGGGAGGGGCGAGGTTCAATCCCTCGCTCCTACCCCTATCGAGGTCGGGGCGTAACGCCGACATTCTTGTCGGCGCCGGACAGGTGCAACGGGGCAGGTGAAGCTGCTCGTGCCGGCTGGAAAGCCGGCGGTAGTGCGTTTGGGAAGCAGCATGCATTGGAGGGTGGAAGTCCCTCTTTGGCGGAGCTTCCCGCCAATAACGGAAAGTCACTGCATCAGGGCGACCTGAGGTGGAGAGCAACTGGAAGTGAACGGACAGTCCGTAGAGCTGAGGGACACACAGGCCCCTCGACACGAACTCGATTCGGCTTCATGCGACTGATGAGACTGCTATCGATGAACGAAATCCGAAGAACCGCCGATAGCAATCCAATGCGAATCGGAGGCCAAGCCCGCCCGGAACAAGAAGCAAGGCCGGAAAGCGGGGGCGCATGGGGTGGTTGGAGACGGAATGTCCGGAAGTGCATGCTGGGTAACCAAAGAGACCTGTGCCGGCAGGAGTGGCACAGGAGTCAGAGTCCCCGTAGTAGCGAAGAAGCGGCTAATCCCCGTGGAGCCAAGGGGGGCAGGAAGGTGGAGGCGTGAAGGACGCACAAACGCAACTGAGACTGCCGGGAGTGCCAAGGGCTAAACAAGGCAGAGAAGTCCCCCCGAAATGGGGGTGGACGGAAGCAAGCGTGTGGACCGAGCGCATGTTGGCAACCCTCGAAAGAGGAATCCAAGGAGGCAAATGGTTCAGTCTGATTGATAAAGTCTGGAGAACGGAAAACCTGCAGAGCGCGGCGCAGAAGGTCGCCCAGGGCAAAAGCGAAAAGAAATCCGACGGACGCAAGTGTCGTCGATATCTGGAGCAAAGCTCATGGAGGCTGCCGCGGCTGCAGGAAAAGCTCAAGCGAGGCGACTATCAACCCCAACCTGCACAACGGGTCTGGATCCCCAAACTGGGCAGCAAAGAATTGAGGCCGCTGGGCATCCCACCGGTCGAGAACCGCGTCGTCGAAACGGCGATACGGAACGTGATCGAACCGATATTCGAACACGACTTTGCCGAACACAGCTACGGATTCCGACCTGGACGAGGAGCCAAAGACGCGCTTCGGCGAGTCCAACGGCTTCTGGATGGTGGGAAAGTATGGGTGGTGGACGCTGACATCAAAGGCTACTTCGACAACATCCCGCAGGACCAGCTTATGGCTGCCGTGAAAGAACGCATCAGCGACGGAGCCCTGCTCGAACTGATCGAGCTGTTCCTCAAGCAAGGCGTGATGGAAGACGGCAAGGGCTGGACACCGACGCAGACCGGCACCCCCCAAGGAGCGGTCTTAAGTCCCTTGCTAGCCAACATCTACCTCAACCCGCTGGATCATCGGATGGCCCGGCGGGGCAGAGCGATGGTGCGCTACGCGGACGACTTCGTCATTCTGTGTGACAGTCAAGAAGAAGCCGAGGCCGCGCTGGCCGAGGTGAGGCAATGGATGGAGGCTGCAGGATTAACGCTGCACCCGACCAAAACCCGCATCGTGGACGCCAGCCAAAAGGGAGGCTTCGACTTCCTGGGTTATCACTTCGAACGAGGCTACCGATGGCCGCGCAAGAAGAGCCTGGAAAAGTTACGCGAAGCCATCCGGGCCAAGACCCGCAAGCTGCGAAGCGGGAGCCTGAGCGACATCATCGGCGACGTGAACCGGACACTGCGTGGCTGGCTGGAGTATTTCAAGCACAGCCACTGGATGACGTTCAAACCGCTGGACGGATGGGTCCGACAGCGAATGAGAACGATCCTGCGCAAGCGGCACAAAGGAAGTGGTCGCGCGCGCGGCAGAGATCACCAGCGCTGGCCGAATGCCTACTTCGCGGAACTTGGGCTGATCTCCTTAGCCACAGCCCGAGCCAAAGCGAGCCGACCCTGACAGAAAGGCCACTGACCGGAGAGCCGGATGCGGGAAAACCGCCCGTCCGGTTCGGAGGGAGGGGCGAGGTTCAATCCCTCGCTCCTACCCCTATCGA